ATATCAAACTTTTCGCAAAAATCTTCGAAACTAATCTTGCCCACCAAAGAAGGCTTTGCCATCGCAAACGCAATTTTCAAACCAATAAGAGGATCACTCGTAGTTTCACTTTCAAATTTCTCGAAAGCGTCGAATAGGGAGATTCCAAATTCTTGTTCGAAAACAACGAAAGCTTTCATAGAATTGAAGAGAGTCAATTTCTCTTCTTGACCTTCGGTGTTTGTAAAAGTGATTGTGATTAAGTTTTCCATATGACTCGTTCCTTTTCTTTAAATTTGATTAAACGGAGAATGTTGGTAAAGTGAGAGCAGAAGTGAAGATAGTGGCATAGTTGGAATCTTCTTCATCGACTCTTTCTTTGATAGCATAATCTCCACTTGCTAAAGTGACTGGATAAGCTGTCATATTGATGGTGTCATTAGAGAAGTTGACGGAATCAGTATCGGTGGAAGAATCAGCATCATCGATGGAGTTTGCTGTACATAAGAAGAAAATGTGTCTTGCGTGTTTGACATCACCCTTGACTTCGAATCCGAGGGCAAATTTCTTTTTGACACCATTTACGATTTTCACAAGATTGCCGTTGGTGGCTCTCTTATAACCAAGGATATCAATCTTGAAATCATCGGAAACTTTAGACATTTCTAAAGCTAAAGTTTCAGAAGCAACGGATGTTTCTGTAAAAATCAATTTGTTGTCGGCATATTGGTTAGAGGTGTTAGAGTTTTCTCCTCTATTTAAGTTGATGGCGAAAGGCAAATTTTTCCATTCGCCAAAGGTGATAGCACCATTTGTGCCTTCGGTAGCAATCGCATAATGGCAATTGCTCAATCCGAATTGGACTTTATTGGAATTAGTAGCCATAAGTTTTTCCTTTCATTTGGCGAAAATTTACTTGCCATCGCCATTGGCAATTGTTTCCTTCACTTTACGATCCATAATGGGTCTATATTTTTCCAAAAGATGTTGAAGGAAGTGTCTCCCTTGGAAAATTGTATGTGCTTTAGTTTGGTGAGTGTTTTCAAGTAGATGAACAATTCTCCCCTTGCCGTTGACAGCGTGGATTCTCACAACTTTGCGAACAGGGGAATTTGAGATATCGGTGCATACCCACGAATCAGCTAAGTGATGTCGATGTTTTGGGAATCGTTTTAATCCGACAACAGCCATTTCAGTTGGAATATCCTGTCGGAAGGATTCGGCAATCTCTTCAACAACATCACCGAGATTACTTGCGACCACCACTCCATAGTCTTCTACAATCTTGTCGAGTTCTAGAGAGAAATCTTCAAGCTTGACATTCGTTGTCATTTTGCGAAAACCTTTCGAGCTGTGAAAATCGCAACATTCTTTTTCGAATCGAAGTCAATATCCGTGCCATCGAGAGTCAACTCCCAATCATTAGATGAAAAGTTCTCTTCGAGAGCGTTTTGGATATTGGCAAATTCTTCGGAATTAAGCGGATTCGGAGTAACCACATCGATGTCGACTAATACTGGGAAAGCAACTGGAGAATTATCTGCCCACTTGCCGTTGTTGAATCTTGTGATATCGTAGACAACGCAAGTCTTCTCTTGAGTTTCGGCGACAAAGTTTGTTGATCTGAAGAATGGGGTCTTTCTATTTTTAGAAAGTTCTTCCTTGGTAGAACAATCTCCATTGATGAAGTTGCAACTCGTGAAGATATTGATGACTTCATTGGAGATTTGGTTTTCAAATTCTACCCAAGTCATAATCCCCACCTCACTAGATCAAATTTGCCGACTTTAACTTCAACAGCTCGCAAGATGTAGCGAGTCTTATTTTTGTCATCGTAAGCATCAATAGAATTCACCGAGTAAGTTCTAACTCCGAATAAGGGTCTCTCAAATTCAATGAAGTCGCCAATCTCGACTCTTCTCTTGTTGATCTTGAATTGACAAGTGGCTTCGATATTAGCTTCCTTATTTCTTACAACTTCGTTAGCCGACAATTCTCGGAATGATGCTTTAAACATATCTTCGACATCATCGGTTGCGTTGTAGTAGTGTTTGACTCTTTTCAGAACATTACCTAATTTGATTTCATCAATGTGGTAAATGCGAATTTTTCTATCTAACCTCTCCATAACTTTCCTCCCTTCTCTTGATGTCAATCAAGTCGGAAAGTAAGGCATCAATGATAGATTTATGGTCGCTTTCTCGATTGAACAAATCGATGCAAACGAATTCGGCACAAGTTTTAGCAATGTTGTTGGTAGTTCCCCAATCTTTACCAGTTCTATGGCAAATGAAATCGGAGGCTTGCTGTGAGATTCTTTGGGCATCTCCATCACTAATGGAGTCGGCATCCAAATCTAAAGCTTGGCGAACTTCATCGATGGTTAAGATAGCAATTGAATTTGTCATAGCAAACCTCCGTATTTCTATTTAGTTTTTAGTTGGATTTGTTAAATCCGATTAGGCAGATTTCTTACCACAAGTGAAGGCATTCGGAACAGCCTTACCACCGGCTCTTTGAGAGACAACATAGGTGGTAGTTCCTTCGGTCGCACTTCTTTGAGTTTCGAATCTCATTTCTTGGAGCATATTGACTTTGTAATATCTAGTGACATTACCGAATACGAATTCACCATTCTTGAGGTTGGTATCAACTTCAACGGGAACTTTAGCAACAGAAGCAACTCCAACATTGTTGTTGATTGGATTCATTAAGTAATCGCTGTTGGAATCCTTGGCAAAAACGATACCATCATAGACATCTTGAGCAACATAGAGTTTTGCTCCGTTTCTATACTTTGCACCGAGACCTTTAATGGCAGTTTCGATAGCACCAAGTTCGCCACCGGCTGTATAAGTTCCGTAAGTTAAGCCATTGGTGATACCACTGATGTGGTTGGAAGAGCCACTTCCGTAGATTAAGTCATAGCTCCAGTCTTCGGCGAAGTCTAATTCGAGCTGACTCATAACATATTCACCGATATCGAATTCAGTCATATCAGCTAATTCATCAGTGACAACTAACTGGGTTTGCAACTTACCGATAGCTAAATCGAGAGTTGCCCACTCCCATTGGGCATCAGCAACTTCAGAGCCTTCAGCTTTGGCTTGGGCTTTAGTTCTAGTGGCTCTATAAGGAACAGCGACAGCACCCTTGATGAAGGTAGGGGCGACATCGTTTAAGATAGGAGTTAAAGCACCATCTTCACGGAGGAGGTCTAACACTAATCTTGTAGCGATTAATTTGCCACCATTGTTGACACCATCGGCATTTGCTGTGGCTTGGACAAAAGTAGTAGCTGTGGTGGTCAAGGAAGTATCTAAAGCTCTTTCCTTGAACTCTTCCATCGTAAAAGGTTTTTTCTTTTGATCTCGGAGCATAATGCCGAGTAAAGTCAACTGGGATTCTCTTTTGGTTAACATTTTTTTGTTTTCCTTTCTTTGAGCGATTTCTTGAATTTCTTGATTCGCTTTCTCGGTCTCGCTCTTTTCTTTCTCGATAAGCGAATCTCTTTCCTTTACTTTCTCTTCTTTAAGAGAGCAAATCTCTTTAGAGCGTTTCTCAAGATTCTCGACTTCTGAAGTTCTTTCTTCGATTGCCTTCTCATCGGCATTAGCTAATTCAGTCTTGATTTGAGAAAGTCTTTCTTTGATTTGATTCTCTTCGTTTTCGAAAGCAAGGATTGCCTCATTGAGGTTTTGAATCATTTCACGAATGTTCACGGAATGATCCTCCTTTCAATTAATGACTCTCTCCAGAGCCGAGAAGACCATTGATTTTATCGAGAAGTGTCTTCTTTTTCTCCTCGACTTCGATTTGCTTTTTGCGACTCTCCAAGTCTTCCTTGAATTTCTCCAAATTCTCGGAACGAACAGCACTTATCGAAGTGTTATCATAGGCTGGGAATTCGACAGCCGAGATATCGTAAAGTTTTCTAATCTTTTGTACTCTAAAGAGATGATTGTCTTCATCGTAAGCTTCTTGAGCCGTGGTGAACGCAAAGGACATTCTATCGAGAAGCCCATCACGGACATCTTTGTAAAACTGAACGCAACGCTCGTTGTCTTTGGGAAGTTTCGCTTTGAAATAAAGACCATCTTCACGGACTTCGAGTTCGAGGCTCTTGTTGCGAGTTCTAGCAACGGCATAATTGCCATCGCCGTGATTAGCATTCAAGACAACATCACTGATGTCAGCTCCATCAAAGGAATCTCTTTCGATGACTTCTTTGATGTCATAGGGAAGACCAGTTGCTTCTTTAGAATAAAGAATTGTTTCATCATCGAAGGTGACTGGTTTTCCATCGAGATGATAGAAAGCATCGTTGGGGTCTTGTTCTTCACGAACTTTAAGAGCTAAATCGAGAAGTCGAATCTCTCTATCAGTTCTTTCAAATGGATTCTTTTTATTCATTTTCTTGATTTCCTCCTT